CGCCCGTTTGCCCGCTTGGGGCCAAGCGCCGGAAGAACCTATGGCGCCCCCCCTCCCTCGCCTCACGCGCGCCCCCGCCGAAACTCTTCCGCCTGCGGGCACGTCCGGAAGTGCACGTCGGCGGCGTCGAGGTGTTCGATGAGGTTGCGGGTCGCCGGATCCTGGCTGGTCTTGAGGGCGACCGGGTCGGCATCGAACGGCATCCACTTCCCGCTGCTGACGAGCTGCGCGAAGGTCAGCGGCGCGTCACACGATCGACGCCTGGCGGAGCGACGCGAGCGGCTCCAGACGAACAGGAGCCGCTGAGGCGTCGGGGTGTCGCGGGGCGGCTCGGGCGGATCGTCTGGTTCGAAGAGCGAGCGATTCGTCAAGCTGTCCTCCGCTGGGCCATCGTCACCACGCGCCCTGGACGCCGACGTGCACGTGCCTTCCGAGCGACACGCACGACGCCATCGTCGCCGGGCCGCAGCTCGTGCATCAGGTGGGTCAGGTGCGCCAGGTGGACGCGGCGCTTGACCTGGTCGGCATCAGGCGCACCCGAACACGTTAGGCGATGGCCGACCACGCCGATGACGGGGGCCGCACACAGGCGCCGGTAGACGTCCACGCGCTTGGCTGCGTCCATGGGCTGAGCATCGCGTACGAGCTGGACGAGCCGATGCCAGAGCAGACCGAGGGTCATGCGGTCCTCCGAGTCTTGGCCTTGTGGCGTTCGGAGTCGAGCGCCTTGCGTAGCAGCTCGGTGTCGTAGCCGAGCCTCGCTTTCGCGCAGTGCGTCTTGAGCTCTTCGAGCAGGTCCGCCTCCCCGCCGGGGTGCGACCAGTCCTGCCCGTCGGCGAGCACGGCGCGGACCAAGGCGGCGACCACCGCGAAGGGGGCAAGGACACGCGTGGGGGTCCAGTCGCCGACCTGGCCGGGAGGCGTCACGGGGACGTGGGGCGTCGAACTCGGCGCCCGCGACCGCACAGGAGGAGCGTCCGCCGTCGGCTCCGGCGGGTCTGGGGGCTCTGGGTTTTCCACAGAGTTTTCCACAGGCGGCCGTGGCGCAGCCACTGTTCTTTCTTCTTGTACTGCTTTGCTCCTGTTACTGTACTGCTCCTGAATTGGCGAGGGTTCGGGTATACGTTTCGGGAACGTTACCCCTAACCTTTCGCAAACGTTCCGCGAACACGCCGCCAACGTTTCGTACAGCGGCGTCTCGGGGAGTTCGTGGCAGTCCTTCAGTGCACCCTTGAGAACATTGGCGTTTTCGGGCTTGTTCCACTTCCACCAGGACGGGATGAAGAGGACGCGCGAGGCCGGATCGTATTGCCAGCCGAACTGCGCACAAACCATTTTGAAGCGTCGCGTGATGATGCCGAGCGAGAAACCGAAGTCCTCTGAGGCTGTTCCCAGAGAGAAAACGTAGCAGCCCACACGATTTCCCTGCGGACCCGCGAGCAAATACAGCGCGAGCAAGCGATTTTGGTAGTCGAGTTGGAGGAAATCTCGGTCCCGCCAGAGGCGCGGATAGAGCTTCCGATACCGAGCATCGGTCATGGTCGACCCCTTCGCCAGCCAGGCTTGAACGCGACGAGCCCCCCGCGATAGGCTGTGGCCGGATCGCAGAAAGGACCACCATGAGCTACACCATCGAGCAGCGAGACCGCTGCCCGCGTGGCGCGTTTCGCGCGTCGGGGATAGCGATGCTCGGGCTCAGGCTCCGGCGCCTCCCCTGCCTCGTCCTGTGGCGGCTCCGGGGGCGTCTCGGCCTCGGCGGCCAGTTCACCCATGCGCCGGTGCGCGTAGGCCACCGCCGACTCGCCCTCGAGGATTGCAGGGCCGTCCTCGTTGCCGGGGTCGTCGGGCGGCACCTCGTCCACCGTGGGCGCCCAGAGGTGCGGCGGGATGAGGCGCGGCTGGTTCGTCTGTGCCGCCAGCGCCCACGCGCGCGCACTCACCCGGCCTTCCTTTCGCGCGGCGGCACCAAGGACGGGGCCTCGCCCGCGCGTTCCTTGGTCCCGTTCCAAACGGTCTCGAAGCCCGGCGCGGGCCTGCTGCCAGCCGACGCCAACACCCACCGGGAACTCAGCGTCGCGCCGGAGTGAACGACGCGCTTCTCGGCCACGAGCGCCGTGAGTGCGCGCTTCACCAGGCGCGCGCTGGTCTTCGTCTTCGTCTGCGCGACGATCTCAGTGGTGCGCATGGGCTTCCCGGTTGTCGTGAGCGCGTTCAACACGGCCGCTTTCGCGGCGCCGCTCACGGACGGCACGGGCTTTGTAGGGGGGGGGTGAGGGTTTCGGCTTCCTCACCTTCGACGTCGCGCGAGCCTTCGTCGTACGTCGCGCCGGCGCTGGCCGCGGCTGGCCGAACTGGACTCCGGCGACAACGGCATCGCCGTACAGGAACACCTTGAACGCCAAGAGCGCTTGGAGGGCCCGTCCACCCAGGCCAACGCAATGGCCGATCTCGTCGATCGCCGCGTTCAACGTGACGAAGGACACTCGTGGTTCACTCATGCACTCCTCCGTTTCGTGAAGGTAACATCGTTGACGGCGCGCAGCCCGGGGATCTTCATCGTGGACTTCTGCGCGCGTGCCAGTTGGTTCGCCGTCGTCGTCGAGACATCGAGCAGGTTGAGAAGGGAATCGTCGCCGGCCCGCAGCCGCTCAGCCACATGCACCACGACTTGCCGCTTGTCGATCAGTTCCGCCTTCCAGTTGTCACGCGTGCTCGCACCGGAGACGGCCGAGATGGGTCGCGTCGCCACAGGAGGCGCCGGCAGCGTCTCGGCCTCCTGGCGGATCTGTCGGACGACTTCAGGGGCCTCGCCCACCGCCTCGGCGTGCGTCGCTTCCGCCATGAGGCGCTCCTGCTCGGCCTTGCGTGCCTTCTCGCGTTCCTCGCGCTGGCGCTGTTCTTCGGCGTCCTTCTTGGCCTTGAGCCGCTTCGCCAACAGCGGCCGCAGATGGGCGAGCCCATCGGTCAGTTCCTGCGTGGCCGACCCCAGAAACCCCGTCAGCCCCCGATGGAGGCGGAACGCCAGGTCGGCGAAGGGCCGGACCTTGCGCCCGATGTGCTCCTGGTGCTCGGCGAGCTGGTCGATCAGCTCGCCGGCCACGATCTCGGTGGCATCGTCGGTGATGGCGCGGATGGCTAGGGCCTGTTGCCCCAGGACGACGGCGCGCGCGCGGTCAGCGGCCGTGATGCCCTCCATGCGCTGGAGGATCGCCGACGTGGGAATCAACATCGTCGGCTCGGGCACGAGCTCAGCGGTCACCGCCGCCGCGGGGTCAGGCGCCGGCGGATCGTCGACCGTGTCGAGATCCGGCGGCAAGGGCGGATCGGTCAGGGGAATTGTCACCACGTCAGCGCGCTCCTGGTTGTCGGGCGTAGGTGTAGAGTTCGAAGGCCGCGAGGAAGACACGGAAGTCGCGGCGAGAGCGATGCGGTGTCAGGGTGTAGTGCCCGTCGGCGTGGAGCTGGATTGTCCAGCGGTCGACGGCGGGGGTGAACCACGGCGGTTGTGGCGTCAGGCCGGCCCTGATCAGGCCGACCCAGGCCTCAAGGTAGGCGGCCGTCTGCGGACCGGCCATGCTGGCGTCGCCTGTTTTGATGTCGCCGAGCACCAGCCCCCGCCCGCGCTCCGTGTCGGCCAGGCCGATCCGATCGAGCTTCCCGGCGTAGCCGTAGATCGGGTGCCAGACCAACGTCTCGATCTCCAGAGGCTCGAACCGCTTCTCCGTCCGGAACCGCTGCCACGCCCGAAGACCGGGCGCCACAGTGGGATCCACGGACGCCTCGTCGAGCACGCCTTCGTCGAAGTACTGCGTCGCGCGGTGGATCTGCTCCCCACGCTCGCGCTTGTAGTCGACAGCTTCGGCCTGCGCACGGTCGAAGCGCCCGAGCCAGGGCGGCACACTGCCGAGGATGGTGGTCACCCCGGGCAACCGGTGCCCGTCCCGGTGGGTGTAGACATGCGTCCGCTCGTCGAGGGCGACAAAGGGAGGCGAAGCGGCGGCGGTCAGGCTCATGGTTGTCACGCAGCCTGGTCAGGTTGACGAATCGTGCACATCAGCGACTTAGCCCTCGGCGCCCGGTTCGCGTTCCTCGACAAGCGCGATCTTGATCACGCGCCAGGGCGCCGCAGCGAAGTTCACGGCTTCGGCGATCAAGTAGACCGCCAACCCGGAGTCGCACGCCGCCTTCACGCCGGCGGCGACCGACGTTGACCAGGTGTGCAACGTGAGCCCGCTCGTCGTCTGCAGCATGTGGTAGGGCTTGGCCTTGTTCGGTTGCCAGACCTTCGCCAGCCTGTAGGCGACGGCAGGATCGTAGCCGGCCCCGGCCTCGGCGGCCGGCGCGTTGGACGCGTTGTTTGTGGGCTCCGTGGGGAACTTGCCGTCGAGCGCCTGGGCAACCGACTCGCCGGCGGACGCGGTCGTTCCACGGGAGGTCGGTTTCGTCTCCGATTTCCCCGGCGTCGCGTCTCCCGTGGGCTGTGCCGTGTCGGGATCGGGCGCCTTCGTCTCGGGCGCCGGCTTGCGCTGCACCTCCCGGATGGCGGCACCGCCTGTCTCGAACCAGTCAGCAGGGCTCGACATGCCATCACGTAGCGAGTTGGCAATCTTGCCGAGCTGCAGGAACAACGCCGGCGTAATCGCGTCGACGCGGCGCTGAATCCGCTTCTCGACCATCTCCTTCGTGACGCCCACGCCGACGAAGAACGTGAGCATATCGGCGACACGATCGGGCGTGATGTCGGCCTTGGTGCTCGCCGTCACCTCGCACTGCTTGAGCGCCATCTCGACGACGTCACCAGGGATGATCCCGAGGATGCAGGCGCGCACGCGGCGCGCCCCTTGGTTGGCCGTCATCTCGTAGATGTCCCGGGCGTCCGTGAGTGCGACGCGGCCGCGCTTCGTGTCGCGCACGTGGGCGGCAGTGAAGGTCATCTCGCGCCGGGTATTGCTCTCCACGTCCCACGCGAAGGCCTGGACGACGCTCTCGCCGTCGCGCTGCTCGAGCTCGCGCACGCCATAGCTAATGTTGCCCCAGCGTTGGGCCAGGACTTCGGCCAGCCGAATCGACGGGCCGCTGATGTCACTGCCGCCGCGCGCGTACGCGTAGACGGCTTTCTCGGCCAGGCTCGGCCGCGCGCAGTCCTGCAGAATGAGGTCGACCGCGCGTTTCTGGTCGCGCGGGTTCATCCGGGCGATCATCAGCGCCGCCTGGACTTCGGCGATCGCGCGCTGTGCGTCGGACTGCGCCAAGGCGCCGGTCGCCGCCGGCGCGATCGCGTTGGAGAACGGGTTCACGGCTTCAGGCACGAATCTCCTCCTCTTCGAGTGGCAACAGGCGGCACGCTTGGACGGCTGGCACGGGCACGCGATCCGGTGCCAGGATCTCGTGGATACGAATCTCGACATGCGCCGGCTCCGTCGCCGGGGCGTAGGCCTTGCTGATGCAGGCGGTCACAATCTGCGCGTCGTCGCGCCAGAGGATCGTAGTGAGCGCGTCTTCGATGGCGCGCAGGAGCTTGGAGGCGTCCGGCTTGACGGTGTGGGCTGGCCGCTTGCGCACGCTCACCGACGCCGGCCGCACGAAGGCACACACGATGTCGAGGCGGATCGCCTGGGTGCTGACGCACGGCCAAGTGCCCTGCGTGAACTGCGCGTCGAGCGCCGCGGCGGCGACCATCGCCCGCCACGGCTTCATACGCGGGTTGTCGCTCGTGAGCACCGGGCGTGTCCAGCCCTTCGGCGTGAAGGCTTTCATGCTGCCCTGGGGCGCGGCTTCGCCCGGCACCGTGAACGCGAGGCGCATGGGCGTCGTCACGAGCGCGTTCCTCGCGCCGCGTCTCCCTGGCTCGCCCGGTGTGACGCCACCTTCGCCCGGAGAACCTCGCGGACCGCGGCCATGCCGTGGTCGGTATCGAGATCCGACGCGCGGACGATCGTCGGTGCACCCGTCGGTTGACCGTGATACCGGCGCCAGAAGTGCAAGGCGTTGCGGCTCAGCCGGTGGGCCTGGCGCTCCCGCCACCAGCAGTAGCCGACAACGACGTCACCGATGAGCAGCAGACAGATCAGCAGTGTCCACATGGTCGGCCTCCCGGTACTTGCGATGAATCACACCATGGCATCGGCGACACAACCAGCGCACGTCCAAGGGTCTTGAGTAGTCGTCGTGGTGTGCGTCACCGCGGCGCTCCCCGCACGTTTCGCATAACTCCCTAACCAACTCGCCAGCCTGCAGCGCGCGACTGACGAGGTACCGCGCCTGGCCCTTCTGGGTCCGTCTGGCCGCGGCTTGCTGTTGGCGAGCACGAGCGCGAAACTCGTCGCTCCGGCGGCGCGTGCGCAATCTCGCGTTGAAGTCGTCGCGGCGCTTGTCTCTGGTCTGGCGTGCGCGGACGGCGACGCAGCGAACGCACGCGTACCGCCCGTCACGGGCTCGTGTAACGCTGACGAGAACCAGGTCCCCGCAAGTTGGACACGGCGTGTGGTCACCTACGCGCGGTTTGCGCGCGCGGACCTTACGCAACATCGTCTGCACCGCCACTTTCGAAAAACACGAGCGGCTGCAGAACCTACCCAATCCACGCCTGGTGCTCCATGGTCTCGGCAGGAATGGCCGGCGGCATGTTTCACATACCCGAACCTCGCGCGGCCGGGGTTGCTGCAGGAACTTAGCGAGCTGACACTGGCGGGAGCAATACCTCGCCGTCCCAGCGGGCTTCCGCTTCTTCGGCACGAACGTCTTACCGCACGATGGGCAAACCTCGCTCGTCACGCGGCCTCCCACAGGGATACGCGCTTGTTGTACCGACCCATCGCGTGCCCCGCATGTCGAATCAATTGCTCCTGAGACAGGGCGCACCTCAGACTACACACCGACTGCAGCGGCAACCCCAGCGCGTCGGCCAGCCCCTGGTCGGTCACAGGTCCGTTCGCTCTGATGTAGGCCAGCATGCGCAGCTTCTTCGTGCCTCGGGTACTGCGTTGCGCTTCGGCAGCGAGGTAGCTGTTCTGCCGGCTGATGGGCGTGCGGCCAGAGAACGGGAGCTGCAGGGTGTCGCCGGTGTAGGGCATGTCAGCTCTCCTGCCTCGGCCAGGTCAGCGTGCAGGCGCGGTGCGGCGGCTCCGGGGCGGCCAGGCGCGCCAGGGTGACGGCGGTCTGCTGGTAGAGGCCCCGGAGCTGCGCGTCCTGCTCCCCGACCAGGGCGCGGTAGTGCCGCTCACGTCCGCGCTCGACCCGATCGCGGCGGTCGATGACCCAGCACCAGAACGCGCTCACCGCCGTGCTGCCGGCCAGCGCGCCGAAGAGGAACCAGTCGAGATGCATCCACGCCGGCAGCATCGAAGACCCTCCTACGGCTGGCCAGCCAGGACCATCACTCCGGTGTCGGTCGCGACCTGCGCCGCCAGGTGCGTCCAGGCGTCGTGCATGACGTCCTCGGGGCGGAGCAGGTCGAGCCACAGGACGACCTTGCCGGACTCGAGGCGGTAGCGCAGCCGCGCGGTCAGGCGGTATAGCGGGGCGCCTTCGAACGGCGCGAGGCCGAGCACGAAGGTGTCGTAGATGGTCGCCGTCCCCTTCGCGGCCGTCCCGGTGACGTCCTCGATGTAGGTGAGCTGCACCTGGCCGTTGTCGAGCCGGACGGAGGACTGGAACTGCACCGCCTTGCGGATGTCGAGGCCTTTCACCATCGTGAGCAGGTCGGCTCCGACGGGCTCCGCGATCTCGGGCAGGTGGTTCTCGATGAACTCGGCGAACGCCACCTGGTCGCACCGCTTGCCGTTCACAGCCAGCCAGGCCTTCCACTCACGGGTGAGCTTCACCTTGAACTCGGGCGTGTGCTGGCCCCACGCCGGTTGCGCGGCGGTGGGATGGTCGAGGACCGCCGTCATGCAGCCCGTGTCCTCGTGGGCGTAGATGAGCGGGGCGGTCGTCCACGGTGTACCGGTTGGTGTCTGCGTGAACCGGTTGACGTACGCCACGAAGGCCGCGGCGGTCTGAAACACCGGCCGGCGCTGCGTACGCAACGGGGCTGGCAGGAGTATCTCGAGCGAGTGCACGGTGTGCCCGGGTGGCACGACAACGAACGACGGCTGGTCCGTTGGTACGCCCTGGGGCACCAGGCTGGCCGTCGCGAGCCTGGCAATGACCTCAGCGTCGCCATTGGCGCACGCGAGTTGCAGACCGTCATTGTCTGGGGTCATACAGCAGATTCCTTTCGAGGCAGGGCGACGACTTCCCGGAGGCCCGAGAGCTCGGGCTGGCGCGGGTCGTGTCGCTGCAGGGTGTTGGTCTTGGTGGCGAAGAGGATGGTGGCGCCCCGCTCCGGCGTCGGCCGCTTCACCTTCACGTCGTCAGTGATGAGTAGGGTGTCGATGTTGCCCTTGCTGGCGGGGGCAAGCTTGATCTTGATGACGAGCTCACCCGCGCGGCCCGTCTCCCGCACACCCATCACCAGGTCGGTCAGGTGCGCACCGAGCTCCATCACGAGCTCACCGCGCCGGATCTCCTGGAACGTCTTCAGAAACTCACTCACGGTTACCGTCCTTTCCGCAGAAACCCGGAATGTGGGATGGGGGCCAGGCCGGCGAGCACCCGATCGACGTTCTCCACGCGGACGAGGAACTTGGCGTGGTCCGCCTTGGGAATCCCGCGCTTGCGGACCCACTCGCACGCCGCGGCCCGCGATTTGAGGTTGAGGTAGACCCGCAGGCCCTCCGCGTCGAGCCACGGCGAGCGGGGTTGTGTGGCCAGGGGGCAGATCGGCGCACCGCTGGCCGCGGGGCTGAGGGTCATGCCGCACGCCTCCGCGACTTCGACCGTCGTGCGATCGACTTCTCGGCCGGCGTCTTGCCGCCGACCTTCTTGCTCTTCGTGTTTGCCGAGGCAGCCTTAGCCGGCGCCATGGGGTCGGGAAGTCCCTTCTCGACCTTCTTCAGGTCGACGCCGTGCGCCTTGCAGAGCTTGGCAAGGTCTGGCTTCGCGCCAGGCCAGGCGAACGCGAGGGCGTCTATCAGCACCAGGGCCTGGCCGAACGTCTTCAGGGTGATGGCCCCGCCGACCAACCTGGCGATCCTGGACAGCTCATCCCTGGAAACCCGCTCTGCCAGGAGGTCGACCAGCATCGTGTCGTCGAGCCTCACGTTCTTCGTCTTCGCCGCCAAGGCATCGATGGCCGCGGCGTGGATCCGGTCGTAGACGGCCTGCGCCTGCTTCCGCTGGGCCGCCTGCTCTTCCCAGGACAGGCGCTGCTTGGTGGCCGCGGCGCCGGCCTTGGGCTTCGGCGGGAAGTGCGTCTCGCACTTCCGGTGCGCGCACACCCACCGGATCTCACCGAGCCCGTCATTCCGGTAGCCGCCGGCATGCACCACGACGGCGCGCTGCCGGTGGTCACACTGGTCGCGCTTCGCCTCAGCCGGGCGCCACTTCGTCGGCGGGAGCACGCCAGCCGGCACGTCCGAGGCGCGACACATGGCGGTGCTGATCTCGAGCAGGACCTCCGGCTCGGCCTGCAGGTCGGCGAGTTGTGGGAACAACTCGATGGTCTCGGGCTGGGCAATATCGATCTTGGTGTGCCGGCGGATCCAGTGCTTCAGCTCACGCACCGGCTGGAGCTCGCGCTTGCGCGCCTCGGCGCCGAGTTCGTCATCGTCGGCGTCCCAGTCGAGCACGTCATCGAAACAGCCCTCCTCGAGGGCCCGGTGCTGCACGTCCGGGTGGAGGCCGGCGAGTTCCTCGGCGTGCGCGATTGTGATCTCGCCCGAAGCGCACGCCTCGCGGACCGGCGGGATCAGCGCGCGCAGGCGCAGCCTGCGCCGGAGGTACGTGACGCTCCGGCCCACCTGAGCCGCGAGGACCTCGAGGGTACAGCGCGGGTCGGCCGCCATCAGGTCGGCGTAGCCGTCGGCCTCCTCGAGCGGATGGACGTCTTCGCGCTGCAGGTTGTCGACCAGGGCGAGGGTGCGCGCTTCGGCGTCGTCGCACGTGCGCACGATGCACGGCAGCTCCCCGAGCCCGATCTCCCGGGCAGCCGCGAGCCGCCGCGAGCCGGCAATGACCTCGTAGCGCGGCGTGTCGTCGGTGTCGTGAGGGCGAACCAGCAGGGGCACGAGAACGCCCTGCTGGCGGATGCTGGCGACGAGCTCGCCCAGGCTGGTCGCGTTCTGCGACCGACGCGGGTTGCTGTCGCCGACGAAGAGCGTGGCGACGCGGAGCTGGGCTGTGCGATCGAGACTCATGCAGGGATCTCCTCAACTCCCACGGAAAACCGGCCCCATCCGAGCGCCGACGTCTTCTCGGGCCGCCCCTCGCAGATGCCGACGCCCCAGCCGGCCTGCTCGGCCAGCGCGATGAGCTGATCACGTGAAATGAGGCGGGCGTTGAACTCGACGGTGACGCGAAGCTGCCACTCGGAGTACTCAGGCCGGTAGGACAGCCCGCGCGTGTTGATGCCGATGGTCACGGCGTCCTCGCGGATCACCCCGACAGCGAACGACCCGTCCGGACGCTGAATCGGGACGAGCATGGAGGCCGGAGCCAGCGTCGGTGCCACGAACACCGCCTGGCGGATGGCGACCTTCGTGAGGTTGTCCATGGCCGTGCCGGCGCTCACTATCGCCTTCTTGATGGCGGTGATCGGCGCACACTCGCGGCCGGCGTGATCGAAATACTTGGCGGCTTCGCATTCCGCCGCGGGCTGACGCTCAGCTTTGGCTTTCTTGGCTTTCTTCTGCTGCTTGTCGCGGATCTCCTGCTTCGCCTTCTCGGCGAACGCATGGATCACCAGTGGCGACCCCGGCCGCCCGGTCAACCTCAACTGCACCGTCTGAATGTCTGTCATGGCCTACCTCCGTCGTCGTGCTGTGTGTGTGATGCTGTGGGCGTCGTCGCTGACGCGCCCGCCGCGCCTCGCCTGCCCTGCCCAGCCTAACCAAGCCTGACCAAGCCTGCCGCACCTCGCCTGCCACGCCCTGCCTTGCCAAGCCTCGCCGCGCCGCGCCCTGCCAGGCCACGCCTGCCTTGCCAAGCCTCGCCGCGCCCCGCCCTGCCAGGCCACGCCTGCCCTGCCTCGCCTCGCCTCGCCTAACCGAGCCTGCCGCACCTCGCCACTCCACGCGCGTCATGTCGAGCCTGGCCGTACCCTGCCTTGCCTTGCCATGCCTGCCATGCCCTACACCGATTCGCCTGACCTCTCCGTGCCAGGCCAAACCTCGCCTGCCGTGGCCCACCCAGACCCCGGGCCGTGATGCCAGTGGCTGTTGTCGTTCATGCGGTCCTCCGCGTAGCGATCGCTGACCCGATGCGGTAGACACGCTCGAGTTCCCGTGAGGCCAGTAGCGCACGCACGGCCGCGCGAACCTCGTGCGCCTGCGCCGACACCCGCGCGTGGATCTCCGCGAGCGTCACTGTCTCGTCCGGCTCGCACTCGGCCAGGATCCGCCGCGTGGCGTGGACAGCTCGCTTGACGCCGGCCGAGACATCGGGGTGCCCCGCGACGGTTGCGCCGACCACGACGTCAAAGAACCACGCCTGATCAACCTTGCGAAGGTCGATCTCGACGCCGTGTGCGCGGACGAACGTCACGATGTCCGTTTCCGCTACGCGCCACGGATCGCCCTGCTTATCTGTCCGTCCCGCCACGCGGCGCGGCGCCTGGAGCCAGCCCTGTCGGGCCCACCGCTCCACGACGTGATGGTCGACACCAAAACAAGCGCACAGGTCTCGGAGCGTGTAGCCATCACGCACGCGACGACGCAGGTCCGTTCGCTTCTGACGCAGCACAACAGAGGTCGTGGACCGTCCGATCCGTTTCGCGATCCAGCCGGAGTCGCGCCGGCCGGACCACTGTGCAAGGAAGGCGACCTCGTGGACCGTCCATGCCTTGCGGCTCTTTGGCCACGGCGTGGCGAGGCCGAGCTTGCCAGCGCGTTTCTTGATGGCCCACGCCGGCCCCCCAAGTGTTTGAGCAATCTCCGTCGACCGCCCACGGATCCGGCTGTCGTAACGCTCACGCAGGAGGGCGTCGCGTTCGGGCGTCCAGACATAAAGGGGGCGCTTCCCTGGTTGGTGATCGGGCCGGCACACCGGGCACCAGCGCGGCCGTGGCGAGACCTGGCCAACGAACGTGGCGCCGCAATCCTGGCAGTCGGTGGCGGCCTTCGGGTGAACGCTCATGATCCCGATCACCAGCAGCCGATCAGTAGGCACATCCACCAGGGACTGCTCTGCGCGCAGATGTCGCACGTGTCGTTGATCGGCACACCGAAGAGCACACTCGCGCCCCCCGCGAGCAGCGCCGACACCCCGACCGCCTGCAGGACCCGCCACCAGCTCGACGCGGTGACGACCGACCACGTTCTACGCATGCCGCACCTCCTCACCCGATCCCGACGACGCCAGTACGGCCCGGCGCATGCGCAGCGGCACCAGCGTCAAGAGCACCCGATACACGTCGTCGATGGTGTGGGCGGGCCTGGGCACGTCCCAGGCGACGGCGAGTTCCTCGAGGAGGGCATGGCGAAAGGCCGGCGGCGTGGCGCTCAGGCGATCGAGCGCAATATGCTGGTTCCCGACGCCGTGCAGTTGCTGGCTCCACTGCGTCTCGCGGATGCCCTGGCTCAGCGCAAGCTCCTTGTGGGAGCACCCCGCGCGCATCCGGGCGCGGTCGATCGCATCGGCCACCAGGGGGGCGGCGACCACAACGATGAGGAGCGTCAGGATGGAGGTCACGCCGGCCCCGTCGGGACACGAGGGTCGTAGACCACCGCGTCGCGCAAGCGCACGCGGATGAAGGGATGACGGGGGCACATCGCGCTGGGGCCGGTGGCGGCGCAGCGTAGGGTCGCGAGATGGTCGGCCACGGCCTTCGCGCGTTCCGCCGTGGCGTAGGGCTGCAGGATCTTCCACGCGCCGCCGTGGTCACGCACCTGGACGAGGTAGAGGGCGAAAGCCTTCATGACGCCCGCCTGCGCGCGCAAGGGAATTGCGTGGCGCGGTTGGTGAGCGAGGCCGACATTGGAGGCATGCGAGCCGGCTGGCGGTCGATCGAGGACGTGAACGCGGCCAGGAGAACGTCGCGTTCGAACAGCTTCTTGCGGCCGGTCCGACTCGCGATGAACGGCACGTGGTTCCGCTTCGCCCACAGGTTCAGGGCGTCGGCGGACGGGAAGCGCAGCAGATCCGCCGCCTCCGCCGGGGTCAGGAACGGGCTCATGCCGCGGCATCCGTGGAGGCGGTTGGCGCCGGGACCGGGAAGAGCTCTTCGGGGGCGACATCGAGCGCGCGGGCGAGTCGCACGACGGTCTCCCAGGACGGGTTCCGATTCTTGCCACGCTCGAGGTCGCTGATGGTCGTCACATCAACGCCGACCAGGTCGGCGAGTTGAGCCTGGGTGACGTCCTTCGCTCGACGGATCGTCCTGAGGTTGTTGACGACTTCTGACATGTCCGTAAATATAGGCACATATCCTCACTGTGTCAACCTGAAAAGTGAGGCCATGTCTGTGTTTCTGCCAACTTATGCCTATGCAGTCACTTACCGTTGACTCGGATATGGCCGAAGCCCACAATTACGGGATGTTCACCTTGGGTGACGTCATCAAGAAGCGTCGGCAGGAGTTGGGTTGGACCCAGGCTGACCTGGCCCGGGAAGCCAGCGTGTCAGTCGACACCATCGTCCGCGTTGAAAAGAACCGAACGACGACAACTGACACCATCCACCTGATCGCCGTGGCTCTCAGAACCACCGCGCCGGAGCTGAACGCCGCCCTGGCGGATCCGCCGCCGCAGGTGCGAGGCGCGCCGCCCTCTGCCAGTGAGCGCCAGGAGCGCGACCTCCTCGAGGCGTTCCGACGCTGCGACCCAACTGGTCGCGTCGCTGTGCTCTCGTTCGCTCGCTATGTATGCGAACAAGCGGAACACGCGAAGAAGGGGGCGTAGGAGCTGCACAGAAAATGTCGCGCACGGCCGCAGGCTGAGGCTGGTCTGGCGCGCGGATTGCCGGGCGGGGGGAGACGACGACGGAGGAAACACGTGGCCAAACGACGCGCCGGATCACTAATGCTCAACACTGATGATCTATCGACCGAGGCAGGCACCGCCTTCCTCGAGCTACTGGAGCGCGTCACTATCGACGGTGCCTTGTCGGACGAGGAAATCCAAGAGCTGCGGGCTTGGCTCGCAGGGTCCGCCACCACTATCCCCACGGTCCCAGGTGCGCAGTTTCTTCGCGAGGAAGTCGCCGGCGTGCTAGCAGACGGCACGATCTCGCCCGGCGAGCGTAAACTGCTACAAGGCGCCGTGCTTCGCGTCCTGCCGACCACTCAGCGCGCCCGGGCGAAGGTGCGCATCGCGGACGCCACGGCGAAGGTCCGCACGGAAACCAGGGCCCGGGCGTTTGCCGAGCAGGAAGAAGCCGACCAATGGGCCACACCGAACCAGATCGCCTACATTCGAGACCTTGGCAGCACCTGCCCAGACGGCGCCACCAGGGCTGACGCGTCGCGCCTAATCGAGCAACTCTTGGCGACGCGGCCAACTACCCGGCAGCGGATGGTGCTTCGTTTCTGGGATCGGCCCGATCTGCTGTCGGCTGGCGTCGACGGGGTTAGCGCGTGGATGGACCAGTGGTACGCGGAGGACCCGCGACGGCTTGAAGCCTGGGAACTGTGGAAGCGCGAAACGGTGGGCAGTAACGCGCGCACAGGTGGCGCCATCGAACTGGTCCCCGTCGGCGCCGGCAACCAGTACTTGGCGCGCCTTGAAATGAGCACGGCGCCGTCTCCGGCGTCGCCTGTCGCCGCGTCGGCCAGGTCCACGCCGAAGCACGTGTTGATCGGCTTAGGCCTGGCGGTTGGGTCTCTTTCTCTGCTGGGGTGGTGTGGCCGGCTTCTGGTTGGGCCGTGAGAGAAGGGAAAGGTGGTTGCGTTGACCCAAGTCGTTCTCGGCGCCTGCCCCACGTGCGAGTTCCCTGTTAAGCCAGGGTACCCCCTGACCTACTGCGCGAAATGCGGGAAGGACCTGCCGGCCGCGTTGGTGACGGCGGCCCCGGTCGCCCCCCCCGCACCGACGCGCGTCACGGTCGTCGACTTCGACATGCCGTTCGGATCGATGATTGCGTTCACGTTGAAATGGCTGTTCGCGTCGATTCCGGCCATGCTGATCGTCGCCGTTGGTGTTGGGGTGGCCAGCGTCGTCATGTCGGCCTGCGTCGCCGGACTCCTGTCGACCGGGCGGTAGGGTGCGCGCAGGCGCATGCCGCGTCTTCGTCCGTGTCGGTGGCCGCCACGGCCCGCGCGCCTCCCGCCGGTTCCCCGCCGACACCCCGGCGGCGGACATCCGCGCCTGGCGCGAGGCCATGCGCACGCAGCTCCGCGCTGCGGCACCTCCGTCTCTGACGGGCTTCGCGGCCGATGCCCGACGCTACCTCGAGGCCGCCCAGGCCATGCCCAGCTACCAGGACCGCGCCCGCGACATTGCAATCTGGGTGGATCTCTTCGGCGATCGGCCACGCGCCCTGATCGCCGCCGTCGAGATCCGCGCGGCCCGGGAGCGCTGGCTGACGGTCGGGCCTCGCCGGCGACAGCACTGGGTAACCGACCCGATCTCCGGGAAGCGCGTGCGGCACGACGAGCTCGTCGACGAGCCGCTGGCCGCCTCGACGGTCAACCACCGGCTGCGCGCCCTCGAGAACCTCTACACCGTGCTCGATGGCCGGCACGCGCGCAACCCGGTCCGCGAGGTGCCCGAGGCCCGCGAGACCGAACGCCAGATCCGGGCCGTGCCGCTTGACGTGGTCCGCACCGTGCTCGCGGCGATGTCCGACACCGCGACCAGGGCGCGCCTGGCCGTGCTCGCCTACACCGGTCTCCCGCACGCCAGCCTGGCACGCCTGCAGCCCGATCATGCGAACCAGAAGGCCAAGACGCTCTGGGTGCCTGGCCGGCAGAAGGGCGAGGGGACGCGCGGCCGGCTGCTGCCGCTCACGCGAGACGGCGTCGACGCGCTGAAGGCCCTGGCCCGACACGACGCCTGGGGCCCGTTCAGCCGGGGTAGCCTCCGGCGCGCGTGGCGCCGGGCCTGTCGCGCAGTGGACGTGCCCGAGGTCCGGGTCTACGACCTCCGGCACAGCTACGGGACGCTCGCCCTGCAGGCGACCGGGGACCTCCGGGCGACGCAGCTCCTGCTCGGTCACTCGACGCCGAAGCTCACCGAGCGGTACGCGCGGGCCGCGATCAACCCGGCGCTCGAGCAGGCGGCGAAAGCGATCCAGCGCGCGCAGCGGGCGGGGACGTCGAAGACGCCAGCCTAGCGGTCGAAATCAGGGTCCAACCGGCCCCGATCGTCTACGCGCGGCACCACCTGAGGCACCAGCCAACGTAAGTAGCCTGTCTCTAGATGTTTACGGAGAAGGCCACCGGCCTTCTAAGCCGGGGGTCCCGCGTTCGAGTCGCGGCGGGCGCGCCACTTTTCCGAGGGTTCCTGCGAATGTTCGCCCCACGGAAACCGACAGATACCGACATAGACGGCTATCGGAGGCACCACCGGAGGCACCACCTCGATCTCGGCGTGTTCCGAAGTGTCGGCACTTGGGTGGGACCACCGACAGTCCGGACCGCTTTCGTGGTCATGTGACCTCTTTTCGAGGTCGTTTCCGACGGCACCGCCACTGATGCGTCCGCAGGCGTTGCAGTAGAGCTCCACCGGCCGGCCCGGGACCGCCCAGGTGTCGATCAGACGCATCTCTCCGCAGAACGGGCAGTGGAGGGGATCGGTCACGTGTGCGGGGCAATGCTCAGGCATGGGGCGACAGGGGCCGGGCGACCATCCCCTCAGCGCAGCGGGGCTGCTGCGCCGCCCAGCGGATGGGCGGCCCGGCCCGCTCTCTCAGTCCTTCATGTCGATGGTCGGCACGTCGTCCTTGAGGCTGTTGAGAATGTCAGCCATGCCAGCCGCCACCTGGGTGCAGCCCGCCTGGAACAGCACGGGGTCGTGGATCTTCCGGCCCGCGAGGACCGTCGACCGCAGAATGACCTGGGCCACCGCCGGCGCCGCGGCCCGGAGCTTGTCGGGCCCGGCAATGCCGAGTGCCGCGCCGAATACTTCGACCTGGGTGATGATGCCGGCCACCTGCGAGAGGTCCGCCGAGGCCGTCTGAATGATCCGATCGTCCTTGTCGCCCGGAATGATGGCGGCCAGGCCGGGACCGAAGCCCGTCACGATTTCGGTCGCCTTGAGCACGATGAGCCCGATCTTCTTGAGCAGTTTCATATGGGTCTCCCCTTCTGTCTACGGCAGCTCGCCGCGTTGGGTCCGCGCTGCCGTGGACGCGGAGAGCGGCTTCGTCCCGTTGCTGATCCATTCCTTGAACCCGGAGGCGACCGCGGCAGAGAGGACAGCCTGGTTGAACAGCGGCAGCCAGTCCCCGGCGAGGGTGTGCAGCCCGTACCGGGCCGTCGCGGTGAGCACGGCGCTGACGACGATGGCGTAGAGCCAGGTCGGCACGCGCCCGAACCAGGGCTGGTTGCCGAGCGTGCGCTTCAGGATCTCCACCAGCAGGACCGTGGCGACCACGATCCCGGCGACGCTGCCGTACCACTCAAAGGCTTCCATGGCGCTCACCTCCCGATCACGAGATAGGTTGTCACTGGGCCGTCGACGCGACCCGTCCACGGCCTCGCCACCCAATCACTGAAGTTCCAGATGGTCGCCGTCACCGGCCGTGTCGGCGTGGTTGTCAGGGCGCCGCGCGCGCCAAGGACGACCGTGCAGAACCGATCGCCGCGCAGTGCGCTATACGAGCGAACAACCCCGCGGGCGGCCGTGGCGCCTTCGCCCACGTCGTCCTGGGTGAACCGGAACGGCGGCACCGGGTTCGGCGCCGTCCACCCGTTGTTGGCCCGGCTCCAGTTCGGCAAGTCATTCGGCAGCTCGTCGCGCACGCGGTCAATGAGGCGCAGCCCCGCATCCGCCTCCGGCTGGTCGTAGACGTTCGCCTGGACCACGCGCCCGTGACCGTCGTCCTGGAACCGCCCAAAGATGCCGGCGCCGGAGTGCCAGACGTAGGCCGCGCACCCACTGACCCACGTCACCAAGGCGTCGGAGGCCAGCTTGACCGGGTCGGACTCTGGGCGCACGGACGAGTCGATCCCGATGGGCTCGTTGTTCACGCACGGCCGCGGCAGGCCGGAGCCGAGCTCGTCCGGGTAGCCCCACATCTGGCGAGCAAACCGCCACCCATAGTCGCCGTAGGCGCGGTCCGGGTGATAGGTCCCAAGGGTCGCGGCACTGCCGTCGTACCACGCGCTGTAGTCGCTATAGGGCGAGGTGAGGGCCACCTCGATACCGAGGCGGTCTCGGACGCGACGGGCCAGCTCGCGCACGACGGACCGGTCGGGCAACTGCTCCTCGTTGGTCACCTCGACGAACTGCACGCCGTCAAGGACGGGGCGGAGCGCGTCGATCATGCGACCGCCGGCCGCCAGCCACTCGTGCGGCGTGTCGTAGCAGCCGCCCGCGAACAGGGTCCACTCCACACGGAGGCCGTGCGCCATCGCCAGCCGCGTGCTCCCCTGGATGACGTCGGCGTAGTCGGGCCACTCCGGGTCCACCTCCCGGTCAGCCCACACCTGGTATCCGTGCCGAGCACAGACCTCCGCGAACGCCCGCACGAAGTCCACGTCCCGCTCGGCCAGCCACTGCAAGTTCTGTGCAAGTCGATCCCGGTCGTGCTTGTACCCCCAGGCCAGCCAGAACAGGGATGCCCCCACCATCGGACGCGGGCCGTCGTCGTCCGTGAACACCCGCTCATGGAGGCGCACGCGCCCGTGTGGTGGGTCTGGCGGCGGCGGCAGGTCGCCTCGCAAAGTCACCACGGTGTGCATGGGGCCGCCCACCGCCACGGTGTCCTCCCAGGACACAAACCCCGTCTTGGTGACACGGACGAGGTAGATGTTGAACGGCGCGCCGAAGTGAGCGCGTCCGTTGCCGTCGGTCAGGCGCGTGCCTCCGTTACCAGGATCGGGGTCGACCGTGATGAGAGCGTCCACGACAGGGCCGCCGTTCTCGGCCACGACCTCCCACGTGAAGTCGTGGTGCATGACCGGCCCAGGGGTCGGGGGGGTCGGTGGCTTCGGTGGCGGCAGGGGGCGGGGGCACCCGGCCACGGCGAGCGCGAGCACGAGGAGTAGAACAGCGCGGCGCATCAGGCAACCTCCTTGAAGATGTCCATGGCCGGCCGCCACGTCCCGTCAGTGCGGCGCATGCCGTAGCGGTCGATCGGCTGTGGCGAGGCTCCGTCGTTCAACTGGTAGATGCACACGCCCCGGGCGCCGGCCTGCTCCCAGTAGCCCAGTTCGGCCGCCAGGTTGGCGGCCTGGTCGGCTTCGCTGAGCCCACTCGCGACGTGGTAGCCGATCTCCGTCACGAGATACGGCCGACCCTGCAGGATGGCGAAGGCGCGCAGCAGCTCCTCGTTGCGGTCAACGAAGCCCGCATGCGGCTTCCAGAGCGTCTGGTGTTTGTCCGGGCTGTAGCGGTGCACGCTCACGCGGGGGATCTCGGGACAGGCTCGCAGTAGCTGCTCGAGCCACGCCAGCGAGTCCTGGTCGAGATTCGAGACCGACCCACACCAGAGCGTCATGCCGCGTCTGGCGGCCTCGTGGAGCGCGGCGCGACATTCACTGGCGTACGAGGCGGGCGGGGTGTCGAAGTCCGGTTCGTTGCGCAACTCCGCCCAGCAGCCGCGTGGGAGCCAGCCCACCTGGCCAGCCGTGACGATGAAGAGCGGCCAGGGCGCCGCGACCTCGAGGAACTCCTCGACGCGGGCGTCGAAGACCGCCCGATCCCGGATGTGCTGCAGGTCGTCGCGGACGAGCTGCACGCCGCGGGCCGCGAGCTCGGGCAGCAGTGTGCCCAGCGGGTCGCCGAAGCCCGCGACCAGGCCGCGGAGGAAGCCGTCAGTCGGAGGCGTCATCATCGCCGCCTCCGTAGATCCCAGGTCGCCACGTGCCCATCGGCTGGCCGGGGCCGCGTGTCGATGTGAATAAAGTGGTCGTAGAGCCCGAGGCCCCCGATCTCGGACATCGTCTCAGCCAGGAGCCGAGCCCTGCCGAAGAGCTCGAGCGGGCTGGCTGTGGCGCCCGTCACGTCCAGCGCCCGCCCTTCGACGTGCTGGCTCTGGGGTGCGCCGCCAACGGCCGCGTTGTGTTCCGGCGTGCGATAGGCCGAGAGAACCGCGAGCGGACCACCAGCCGCCGCGCGCAGGGTCTCGAACACGTGCGCCAACGTGGCCCCGCGATCCGCGCGCCAGTCCTCCGGGTACGGCGTGCGGGCCCGGTTGTGACAGGCCAGTTCCGACCAGCGCAGATGCCGGCTGGCGTGCGTGGTGGTGGGATAGCTCATCTCTCGCCTCGCAGGGCGCGCAGGTTCGAACAAACCACCCAGGACTTGATGCCGAGATGCACCCCGAAGCACGCCAACCCGTACCGCCAGTCACGTCTGGCCACATACGAGCACGCCAGGATCGACAGCGTGTCAAGGCTGCCCTTGAGCAGCCCAAACGCCAGCGGGCGATCCTGCGCCCACGACAGCGCCGGGTTGATCTCACGCACGCGGCCGGCGCCGCGCCCGTACATCGTGATGGCGAGATCCGCGCCAGACAGGGCCCCATCCAGCGCGGCCAGTGATAGCGTCACGGCCGGGGGTAGGGGCGACACGGCACACGGCGGCACGACGGCGGGCGGTCCCACCGCGAGCGCGACGAGTGTGCCGATCGTGGCCAGGTCCATAGGCGATTCGCTGCTGCCGTGACGACGAAAGCCACGCCCCATCCGCAGGGATTGCCTGCGAACAGTGACGTGGCCTCGTCGTCACGGCCCTTATCGGCGGCGCCAGGCTGGGCCACAGCTTGTGTCGCGCGGCTGATCAGGCCGCGCCAGGCGCCGCCGGCGTGATTACTGTGCTTGGCGTTCGATGCGCGTCAGCCGGTCCTCGATCGCCTTCAACCGTTCCGAGATCGCGTCCAGCCGCGCGACAAACAACTCCTTGCTCATGGTGTCCCGCTCGAGCCGCTGCACCCGCGCTTCCGCCTGGCGCACGAGATCCTTCAATGCGACGCCCTGCGCCTCTGTCGACCGGACCCACGCCCCCGCGGCCAGGAGCATAGTGATGACGACGAGGATGTTCCCCAGCGTGATGTTCTGGCGCAGCCACGTGCTCGGCGACCCCGGGAGGCGCCACTCATGCTCGTACGGCTCGCGGACGCACGGGTTGCGCGTCCGCGCCGAATCCCGCTCGGGGTCGACGGCTTGGTTAGGGGTATCGCGGCGCACCGACATCAGGAACATCCTTTCCGCGTGACACCCGCCCGGCCCTATAAGCCCAGGCGCGCCTTCTCTTGTTTCCCCCACGCCACGCACGCCTCTGTGTAGGCGCGGTACGCCTGCGCTTCCGGCGTGTCGGGGAGCCTCAGCATCTGGAATTCGTCGTCCACGCTGTAGCGTTCGCGGATCTTCGCGACCACGCGCGCGTGGATCAGCCGCACGTGCGGGCTGGCCGTCTTGATGGCCCGGGCCAGCTCGGGTGTCAGCTCGACGGGCTCGGGGGCGATGTCCGCCGCCTGGGGTGGCAGTTTCGCGCCGGCCGGGATGTGGACGTACGTCAGGCCGTCGATAGTGGCCAGCTCCGTCCCGAGCCGGTCGGCGCCAGCCATCGGCAGCGCCAGTTCAGTTGTGCGAATCGCGTCTACGTGCTTCAGGTACCGGACGATCATGATGGGAACGCCTCCTTGAAAGCGACGGTCAGGTGTCGCGCGCTGTGGGTACGGCGCGCATGCCCCAGGACGGATTGCGCGGCGTCGCGCCGGTGGGCACGGAGCGCGCGGGAAAAGACGAACAGGCTGCGTTTGCGGATGAATCGCTTACTGGCCCAGGTCCGGAACCCGACGAAGTTCACCCCGCGCGACACGGGCGCGATCGTGGCGCGTGAGAGCTCCAGCCCGATCACCCCGAGGTAGGTGACGACGCGGGCGAGCAGCACGCGGGCCTCGGCGCGCGAGAGGCCGAACACCAGGAAGTCGTCGACGTACCGGCAGTACCCTGGGACCTGCTGTTCGCGCGTGAGCCAGTGGTCGAGCCCATTTAGGTAGATCAGGGCGTAGAGTTGCGACAGGAGATTGCCGATCGGGATGCCGGTGGGCTCGCCGTGGTCGGCGAACTGCATCAGGACGTCGACGAACCGGCGGTCTTTGACCTTTCGCTCGATTCGGGCGCGGAGCACGGCCCGGTCAATTCGAGAAAAGAACTTTCGGATGTCCAGTTTCAGGGTGACACGATCGCGCGGGGACGCCTGGAGGGCCGCCTGGGCGTAGTCGGCGGCCGCATGCGTGCCCTTCCCGCGCCGGCAGGCAAACGACTGGTCAATGAACGTCCGGTTGAACAACGGATACACGACACGATAGATGGCGTGCTGGACGACGAGGTCGCGAAAGGCGGGGGCGTAGATCCGCCGCGGCTTCGGCTCGTAGACCATGAAGGCGTAGTACGGCTGGGGCCGGTAGGTGCCCGCCTGGAGCTCGGTGTGGAGCTGGTCGAGATGCCAGCCCAGCCGGCGCGCGAACTGGAAGCAGGCGCGCGTGCCCTGCTTGTGTCGACTGGCGTCGACGTACGCCCCGTACAGGTTCTCGAGCGTGAAGGCCTGCTCGAAGAGGTAGCCGACGCGCTTCATAGCCCCACTCCGTGACGGTCGAGACCCGCACGGGCCCTACTGGTGCCGGAGTGGCCGACCGATTTCGCAGCCCAGGGCTGCCGGAACGCGCCTCCCTTGGTTCCACCCTTCGGTTGCCCGATGTGAGGTGAAGCCGAGTCAGCCCGGAACCCGACGTTGTTGTTCGAGTTGCCGCGCACGGTGGCCAAGCTGAACGCCCAGACGCCCGCATTCGACGTGTTGTTCCAGTTACCGCCGGAAATCGGGCACATCTTAAGACGCGTCCCGTTGGTGGCGGTCGAAGACCATCCACCCGCCGATCATCCGACCGATCTCGTCGACGAGCTTGCTAATCGCGAGAAACCGATGCTCCCCGACGGCGCCTCCTGTGTCGCCCTTCCCATCTTTGAAGCCGAAGTACCCCAGGCTGTGAGCCAGATTCACGAACATCCGGAGCTGCTCGTGCTGGATGTCGAGACTCACGAACGTCGTCTTCTTGTGGTAGCGCTTCTGGGTTTCGACGATGAGCCCGTATAGGCCGTACATGGCCAGCCGGATCACCTGGCAGAGGGCGTACTTTTCGTGCTTGGGGAAGTGATTCAAGTACAGGTTCATCAGCGTCGCCATCGCCACGAATTTCCGGTTGAGTTCTGCTTCAGAGTGCAGGCCCACGGGGTCGACCCTCACGCACCACAAGAAAACGCGGGTGGGCGCTGTCGCGCCACCCTTCACACGTTTACAAATACAAGGCAGCCCGGAACCCGACGGAGTTGCTCGAGCTGCCGCGCACGGTGGCCAAGCCGAACGCCCAGACGCCCGCAGTCGACGTGTTGTCCCAGTCACCGCCGGAAATCGGGCACATGGCGGCCGGCCGGTAATCCCAGAAGCCGTCATTGCCGAACAGGTTCGTCCCGCCGACGCCGCCCACCAGGGGGATGCCCAGGCCCGCCGCTTGCCACGCGGTCCCACTGGTCGCTTCCGAGAGCACCTGCGTGGCGCTGCCGTATGTCTTGGTGGAATCGCTCACCACCGCCGCGCCCCAGGTCGCCCCCAGGGAATCGTACAGGGCCGCAAGCCCCGCGGCGCCCCACAGGTCCGTGGCCCCGCCCGTGCCCCCCGTGACCCCCGTCATGCGCGTGGCGGTCTTGAGGACGAAGTACTCCGTGCCGGCGTCGTTGGTGGCTAGGCCGGGGGTGATCTCCCACATGCCCCCGTTCAGGTCGGCCACCCCGCTGTTCTGCCCGTTATGGGTGCAGCGGGCGAAGAGGTTCGCGGACCCGGTCTTCGCGGCGTTGGAGTAGCCGTCGCTTACGTAGAGGATCGCGGCGTCCTGCTGGTCCCCGAGGGCGTTGTTGTTGCACCCCTTGGGGAAGTTGTTCGTCGCGTGGTACCAGGCGCACCAGGTGGTGGCCGACGACGCCTGGGCGTGCGCGACGGACAGGAGCGCCAGCGCGGCGTAAATGAACCGCGAGTTGCAGAAGAAGTTCGCCCCGCGCGTCTTCGCCGCCGCGATGGCGCCGTAGTAGGCGTTCGCAGGCGCGCCGGTCAGACCCGCGAACGGGTTGTGCGCGGCCGCCGAGGACAGCGGGTTGCCGAGCTGTAGGCTCGAGGCCGTGCCCGAGTTGTTGCTGCACTGGTACTTGTCGACGAACACCCCGGGCTGCGCGACCAGGTCGTAGAACGCGCGGTGCAGCGCGTAGCCGGACGCGTTGGCCGATGCCTCAGTGGCGAACGACGCCAGCGGCGCGATCGCCACGATGTTCACAGCCAGGCCGTTTGCGCCGGTCCCGACCTTGTAGTAGAAGGCTGGGATCCAGCACATGACCGAGCCATCGCTGTACTGGTAGGTGCCGTAGTTGTCGCTCGCGGGATCTTCGGTGCCCGCCATGCGGCTGAAGCCGGCTGGCGGCGCCGGGCACACGCCCACGCCGAAGCCGACGGCGCCCGGCACGCCGATGTTGTTGATGATGGAGGTCACCGGCGTGAAGCCTTCCAGCGCGGTCCCGGCCGCGTTCATCCGGACCGACTGGAGCGCCGTGAGGTTGGGAAACGGAAGGTAAGCCATGCTGCTCGAGCTCCAGGGTTAGAGGATGATCCAGGCGGCGCCGGTGCTCTGCACCGTCAGCGACATGCCGCCGGTGAGCGCCTGTGACGCCGCGCCGTCGATGGTCTCCGCGCCGTCGCCGTCGAGCGTGATCGTCGTCGCGGCGCCAGAGTTCTTGATGATGTACAAGCGCCCGGGCACGCCGACGGCCGTGGGCAGCGTGACCGTGAAGGAATTCGTCGTGCAGTCGATCACGTAGTCGGTCATTGTCGCGGTGTAATGGGCCGACTTCGACACATAGGGCAGCGAGAGAGATCCGCCAAACAGCCAGGATGCACCGTTGCTGTCGAGGTTCACGACGTACGCGGCCGCCGCGGCCGGCAGGGTCGCGACCGTCGCGGCGGTCAGCGTGTCGAGGTTATAGCTGGTCGTCGCGCTCGCGAAGTACCGCGACGGGGTCGCCCCGTCGGCGAGCGACGTCCAGACCCGATACGACGCCGCGCCCGGCACGGCCGACCAGGTGACCGCACACCGGCCGGTCGTCGCGGGGGCATTCGCGACCGTGCACGTGATCGCCGTCGGGGCGATGGTCTCGCCGCCGCCGGCGTCGAGCGCGGTGACGGTCAGCGTGTAGACCCCGTCCGCGAGGTCGGTGCCGAGGGCCGAGGGGGTCGCCGCGACGCTCGAGGGTGTCGCCATGAGAATCCGCACATCTGACCCGGCGGGCACGGTGAGCGTGCTTCGCGCCACCCCCGACGACGAGGCCCAGGGCTGTGGCACCCGTGTCACCTGGGCCGCCGCTGGAACCGACAGCGCGACAAAGAGCACCACGAACGTGTATGCACGACGCAGCATGGCGTCCCCCTGCTTCTTTGGCGGATCACCCGCCGGCGTCTTTGGTAGTGTCTTGGCGGTCATCGGAGCACCCACAGCGACACCGTCCCACCATTGGCCGCCCCAGCGTTGGCGACCTGCAGATCCACGACGCTCGCCCCATCAACGGCCACAGGGGCATCAAAGCTCAACACGGATGCGGCGGCATTCGACAGATTCGCGCCATAGGAGACCCCGTCGACCGTCAGCAGATCCACGCCGGCGGCGTCCACCAGGGTCACGTCATACAGGTCGTCGGGCTGCGAAGCTCCCGACCCAGGGACGAATTTCACCTGCAGCACGCGCCCATTGAGCGTGAGCGTGTTGCCGGACACGGCCCCGCCGGCCGAACTCGTCCAGGCCAGATCGATCCGCTCAATGCCCGGAATGGACTGGATCCGCGTCACCGTCACCGACCCGGCGGCCAGCACCGCCGCCATGGCGCCGACGACACACAGCCCCGCGAGCAGCCCTGTCATGCGTTTCGTGTTCATAGGAATCGCTCCTTCCATTGCCCCATCTCAGCCCAGCGCAATCGACAGGGCGCCAGCTCCGCCCGTGCCGCCGCCGCCGGGTGCTGTCTCCCTACTCCTGCTTCCGCTCGATCCGGGCCAGCCGCTGGTCGATGGCATCCAACTTGGCGAGGATCGTGGCCATCTTGGCGTCCAACATCTCGTTGGTCACGCGCACCTTGAGGTCCGCCTTCACTTCGTCCATCTCCCGCTCGGCGCCGGCGATCCGGTTCGCGTTGGTCACGGGCATCTGCTCTGTGGTCTTCGCCCACGTGATGACCGCCACGAGCAACACCACGATCGTCACGGCATTCCCGACCGTGAAGTTCTTCCGCAGCCAACCGGCGCCGTTGTTGTTGCCGTTCTCGGGCATCTCATGTCCCCTGGCGGTTCCCAGGCCGCGCCGGTTGCCTATCCTGTCCTCACGCCGTAGATAGCGATCCGCCCACGGTCGACGGTGCCGGACCCATATACCAACGAGGCCGACGTGATGATGGCAGACGCTCCGACGTACTGGCCGTACCCGCCAGTCGCAAACGCCGCCGCGGCGTGCGCCGAGTCCGCGTAGACTCCGTTCCCGTAGAAGAAATGGTAGGTGAAGTTGTTTCGCACGTAGTACGCACACTGCACCGCATCCTGATCGCTGTTGTTGCCGATGGTGCCGCTGCCCGCAATTGTGATCGCGGTGTCGCCGTTCAGCTTGACGTATCCGGCCGTGCCATGTGCCGACCCGCGTCCCTGCTCAATGACCACCAGCAGTGTGTCGTAGTCGTCGCTCAGATCAGACGCGATGGACACACTGAGCGCACCAGCAGCGGCATCCGCGGACCCGAGCAACACCAGCCCCGGTGATATGGGCGTGTACGCCTCCACGTCGGTGCCGCCGGCGTTCACGCGCCAGCTTTGCAGCGCCGTGGCCACCTTGATCGTCGGCACCTTACTGCTGTCCGTCCCGAGGATGCCCAGGGCCGCGCCCGCGATGCGCGCCCACGCCGCGGCCCCACTGGCTTGCATGAGGTCGTATTGGGCCTGACTGGCCAGCGCGATACCGCCACCCGACAGGCTCTCGATCCCGTCCTCCCAGTTCCGCGCCTTGGTCTGGATGATGACGTCGCCGGTGGTCCACACGGTTTTCGAATAGGGAGCCGCCATCACAAGTCCCCGAGCGCGAGGTCGAGCAGTTCGGCCTCGGCAATCAGCGCCACGATCTCGCGCGGCAGCCCGATCATGCTGCCGCCCTTCGCGGCCACCCCATCCGGCCCCAGCCGGGCATGCAGCGCGGTCCGCCGGGCGGCGATCTCCTTGGCCGTGTGCGTTTCACACCAGGCCACCACGTCCGCGCGGCCCTGCTGAAACGCGAGCTCGTCGCCGAGATCCACCGTGTCCTGGCCGCCGAGCCGGCGCACAATGCGCTGGTTCCGCTGCAGCATCGCCTGCTGCTCGGCGATATGGTCCGCCTTCGCCCGGATCGCCGTCTCGGCCTTCACGGGCTTCAGCGGGGGGGGCATCGCGCGTGCGTCCGGCATCGTCCTCACACTCCGAAGGCCAGCGTCCAGGCGAACGTGACCGAAATCGCCGCGGTTTTCGCAATCGTCGACGCCAGCAGCGCCCGGGCGTACAGGGTGCCGCCGCTGGCCGCCGTCAGGAGCCCCGCCTCGGCGAGGGTGTTTCCGTTGGCCGAGCCGGTGGCGAGGTAGTAGGTGCAGGTCAGCGTCGACGCGCCCGCGGTCAACGAGGTCAGCGCATCCCGGAAGACCTCGGTGTCGAGCGTCGTGTCCGCCGCGGCCACGGCGGTGGTGCCCGTCCCCAGGGCCAGGTGCGTCAGGATCGCGCTCGAGTCGCCCTTGAGCAGGTCCCGCACCAGGTTGCGGCCGGCGGTCACGACCAGGTTGTGCATCTGCTGCCGGCTCCGGAGCTGGCCGGTCACTGCATCGTGCACGTCCACGGTCAGATTGACCCGCAGCCGAAGCCCTTGCGTCGCACGGCTCATCACGCCACCTCCGCAAACCCGATCATGGCGGTCCCGATCCGTGATTCCGGCGCCGCGGACGACGCGGCCAGGCTGTCCCCGAGCACCAAGCTTTCCGCAAACGTCCGAAGCAGCAGCAACACCTCGTTGTCGCGGACGACGAACGACCGGCGCGTGTCGAGGAGGCGCTGGAAGAAGGACACCCAGCCGCCGACCCCGTCGCCCGACAGGGCGCGGACGGTGTACTGCAGGGTGCACTCCACATCGTCGCGCGGGCTGGCCGACACGGATTCGATGAGGTATTCGCCCGCGACCTGGTGCTTCGTGAAGTCCAACGAGATCAACTGCCCCGCCCGGAGCCCGCCCTCGTCGGTCTGCCACTCGACGACGTCCTCGATCGTCCCGTAGCGCGACAGGAGGGCCGTCGCCTTCTCCAGCGCCACAGACGAGCTGTCGATCGTGGGATCGTCCTCCACGTGCGGATATTCGCCGGTGCCGCCCTCGATCGCGGCCCGCGCGGCAATCTCACTCTCGTTCCGCGCCGAGACGATGATGGGGTACTGGCCCTGATAGGTGACCGCCAGGGTTTCCGCGTCAGACAGGGCCGTCCCGCCATCGTCCTGCTGGATCTCGGTCGACGCCTTGTTCCAGTACCAGTCTTTGCCGGTCTCGACCCCGCGGATCCCGATCGTCTTCGGGGTGCCGTCCACGGTGATGCTGGTCGGCACCACCCCCACGGGATACGCGAGGGTGAACACCTTGCGGGTGCCGTCTCCCACAAACGATTCCGTCCGTGACGCCGTCAGTTCGAGGCCAGCGCGCACGTACTGGATGTTGCGATAGTTCGTCTTGCGCTTGGCCACGCGCAACCAGGAGCACCGCGGATCAGCGTCGCTCATAGCGAAGGGCGCCGCCACCGCCGCGCGCGTCTGCAGATGCAGCTTCTTGTCGGCGTCGATCCACCAGGCGAACCCGGCGATCTCGCACAGTTCGGCGAAGCACGCCGACGCGGGGCGATAGTTGAACGTGATGGTGACGGTCGGCCCCACGTCCACGTAGTCCGTGGCGGTGACGCCGGCCGCGGCCAACGCGGTGGTGGCGACGATGTCCTGGGCGATCGCCTGGACCGTCTGCGCGGTATACGCGGCCGCCACCATCACCCGATCGGCCAGGGCGTCGTAGCTCACCGCGCGACACCGATGCAGGTTGTGCGTCAGACAGTCGCCGGCGAACGCCAATTCCTCGCGTGGCTCCTCGAGGAGGCCGGCGAAGATCACGGTGCTGCCATCCGCATCGGTGAGGACCACCGCATCCCCGTCCACGGGTCGGTAGCCGCCCGACACGGCCGTCAGGAGGTCGAAGCTGAGCGCCGACCGGGCGTTGAGCTGGTCCTCCCACCGCAGCGACGGGACCTCGATCGCTCGGGCGACGCCGGCCGTGGTCAGGGTCCACTGGGACATCAGCGCACCCCTTGCGCGGCGAGCACGTCCGGCAGCCAGCGCGCCATAGCCCCGCTCAGCTCCCGGCCGTCCAGGTAGATCCGGTTCTCGATGACCGTGCGGCCGCCGACAGTCCCAGCGTTCGTGGCCATCCCCTGTACGCGGCGGAGCGCGCCGACGAGGGCTCGCTCAATGAAGGTCACCGATCCGACGATCTCGGGTTGGCCGCCCTCCGCAATCCACGCGCGATGCGGCCGATTGAAGACCCCGCCGGCGGCGTGCCCGGGGATGGGCTCGCTGCCGCCCTCGCCCGCCGGAAACTTGGGCATCTTCCAGTCGGCCCACGGCTCACGGGCCCACTGCTTGCCGACCTCGGTCGCCACCCCGGCCGACACGCTCGTCAGACCAGCGAGCTTGGTGATGAGCTCGTCGAGCTTCGTCACCAGTCCCCCGATCGCCGTGGTGATCTTGTCGGCCTCGGTCTCAACCGGGGCGCCCCACTTGAGCCCGGACAGGTCGGTGATCTTCTCCTTGTTCTCGCCAAGCAGGAGTCCGCTCTTTGCCAGTTGCTCCACCAGGGGCCGCATGTTCTCGGGAATCGACGTGCCGAACCTGATCGACCGCTGGACGATCTCCGAGATTTCCTCCTGCATGCCGACGAGAACGCCGTTCACGTCACCACCGGCGCGGATGAGCGTGTCGAAGTCGTTGATGATCTTCGTCGCCGCGTCGGTCACGGACAGTTGCTGAAGTTGCTGCCCGACGCCGTCGATCGAGATGCCGTACTTCTCAACGATCGCGTTGACCTGTTCCCACGAGGGCACGGCGGACGCGCGCAGCGCGGCGAGCTGCCCTTCGACGCCGGCGATCTCGCCCTGCAGGCGCTTCTGCTCCTCGAGCTTGGCGTTCTGCGCGGCGAACGCATCCGTGAGACTCTTGACCGCCGCCTCGTAGTCCTTGACCGTGCTGGCCCGCAGCAGGGCGTCGAGCGTCATGCCCGCTTCGTGGGCCTTGACGTTCAGGGCGTGCAACCCACCCGCGGCCGCGATGAAGTCGTCACGGAGGTCGTTTACCTTCTTGCCCTCGAGCTTGAAGAGCTTGTTGGCGAAGGTCGTGATCAGACCCATGGCCGCCGTCATGGCTGCCGCAAACGGGCCGCCTGTTGCAAACGCCTTCGCGGTGCTCGACGCCACGCTGAGCAGGGCGGCCGTCGTCTTGTGCCCAGACATCTCAGCCACGCGCGAGAGGTTCTCGATGACGTCGGCGGCCCTGCTGATGCCAGATGCGATCCGGCCGGAGGCGTCCTCGATTTTGACGCCGGTCTGCGCGCCTTGCTCGCCCATCTTCAGCAGTTCTGAGCCGAGCCCGGCGCTCACCTGTTTCGCCCGCGGGAGCGCCGCCGTCAGGTCGATCGTGGTTTGGAGCAGGTCATCGAAGGAGGTGTCGGCCTCGCGCGCCCCCTTGATGACGGCCGCCATGCCCTCCTGCGCCGTCTTGTAGAGCGCGTCATCGAGCTTCACCATCTGCTCGGCGAGGGCCTTGGCCTTTTCCGCCGCTTTCTTCTGCGCCTGCTCCGACGCTTTCACCTGATCCGCGTACGCCTTCACGGCGCGCTCCGACAAGTTAAGCGTCGACGACACGCCGCCCACGGAATCACCGAGATCCAAGAGGGTCCGGATCTGCGACTTCTGTTCGGTGGTCAGGCCCGCGGTGGCCGTCTTGGCCGATCGGACCCGGGCTTCGAACTGTTCCTGGGCGCTGTTGAACACTGCCAGGCCGCGCGCGGCGACGTCCTGGGCCCCAGACGCGTCCTGAATGGAGCCGCGATACTCCTGCAGGCCAGCCGTCGCCTGCCGCAGCATCGATCGCGCCTCGTTTGCCGCGTCGGCGCTGTTCTCCATGGAGCGAATCAGGTCGACCAGGACGGTGTTACTGCCCGCGGCGTTCACGAAGAACGACGCCCACGACAGCGACATCCCGTCAACCGACCCCGACGCCTCGGTCGCTGAGTCGGCCGCATCGTTGAGATGCTTGATGACGAGCGGATTCGTGACGATGAACGCGCCGACCTGTTCCTTGAAGTCCCCCCAGGCGTTGCTGAGTTGGGCGGTCCGCCCGGCGTAGGTCTCGAGCTGGGCTTCCGCCTGCCCCCCGAACCGCTTGTTCAGCTCTCCCAGAACGTAGGACGTGCCTTCGGCTTCGATCCTGGCTTTGTTCAGGGTGATCCCATAACGACCGAGCGTGTCCGTGTTCCCGCTCATCGCCTTGGCGACGAGCATTCCGGCCGCGTTGAGGTCCATCCCCAAGCCGGCGGCCAGATCAAGGGTGGCCTGCGTCGCCCGCTGCATCTGGGACGGCATCACCCCGCCGACCTGGATCAGCATCGCCTGGACGCCGAGCACGGCCTCGTCCCCGAACACGCTCATCCGCTGCATGGCGGACGCCATCGCGGTGTACTCGCGAATCACTGACGGGATCGCGAGGCTCTGGTTTCGCAGCGCCGCGGTCAGCTTGACCTGCGCCGACTCCTGCTCCGCGAACGCCGCGATCGACGACCCCACGAAGGAAGTCAGACCACTCCAGAGCCGCTTGGCTCCCTCCCAGGTCGCCAGGCCAGCCGCGTACGACGCGACGTTCTTCGTGAGGCTGCCTGTCGATTCCTCGGTCGCCTGCTTAACCTTGACGGTCCCGTCGGTGACGCCCTTCAACTGGGCGAGCGCCTTTGCGACCTCGGGGTCGGCGAGGTTCTTGGCCGTGATCCGAATCTCGATGGTTCGGCTATCCGCCACGCTCAGCCTCGTTCCTCACGCACGCGATCGCGCCAGCGCTGGAGCCGATCGTCGTCGGCCTGCTCCCGTAACTGGCGCCACAACACGGCATTCATCTCCGCCCTCACCACAGTCAACGCACGCCAGAGCCACGCGTCCTGATCCCCGATCCCGCCAGCCCGCGGCAGGTGCGCCACGCGCCACCAGCTCGCCCCCATCGTCGCCGCCTGCTCATGCGTCGCCTCGAACCACCGGAGCACGCTGTCGGTCTCGGCCGACAGATAGCGCACCGGGCAATCGGTCAGCTCGAGCTCGCCGTCGACCCAGACGAGCTGGTCTCGTCGCTCACCGGCGCAATTGCGGTCGGCGCAGAGCCCGCGGGCACGGCAGCGTCGGCAGTCGCGCCCGGTCTGCCCCCACTCGCTGTCGCGGTCGGCGCGGGCGAGGAAGCCTTCGAATCGGACAGCGACAGCCAGGCTTTTTTTTCGTCGTCACTCACCTCGTTGTAGGCGGAAATCGCCATCAACAATGCGATCACGACGGTCGGACTGCCGCCGTAGGCCCGCACGAACTCCAGCCCCGTGCTGACCGGCGCCCCGTCGAACGTCATCTGCCCCGGCTTCACCCGCACGTAGTCGCCAATCGCCTGCGTCACGAACGCACTCAGATCGTCGTCGCGTTTGGACGCCTCCTCGAGCGTGGACGGCTTCGGCTGTTTGCGGATGGCGGTGAACCAGTCGAGCTGTCGCCGATAGACCTCGGACTCGTCGAACGTCAGCCGCTTGATCTGGAGTGTGATCGCCTGCCCCTCGATCTCGACGGGGACGTCCCGGTAACTGAAGAGCTCAAGCATCGTCGAACCTCTGGATGAGAGAACAGCCGGACCGCCCACGCGGCCCACCCAGCGACGTTCGAGGCGCCCCGCGGAGTGGGACCGGCCAGCCGGCCGTCTGAATACGGAGGCCCGCCAGTCATGCGGTGACGCGAGATGCAGGGGTGGGACCGGACTTCGCCTCCCGGTCCCATGAGGCAGAGCCGCATGCGCGGCGTGAGCCCGGCCACTAGGCCAGGGCGATCCGGAGTTCGTCGTTCTGTCCATCCGCCGACTCGAGGCACACACCCTTGAACGGCCAGGTCGGCACCTCGTCGGGGTCGTCCAGGTCCGGCACCTGGAAGTCGACGCGCGGGGCGTAGATCCCGATGATCTTGCCTTCGGTGAACCCTGTCTGCTTGTGCACCGCCACCGTGGTGCCGGCTTCCGCCAGGTCGTAGATGACCGCCTCATCGCCCACGCGGGCATCGAGGCCCATCGTGATGACCCGCCGGCCGCGGGGCAGAATCGCCTCGGCGCTGGCGTACCCGTAGGTGTCGTTGCGCAGCGCCAGCCCGTTCTGGATCTCCAGGTCCAGCTTGATGAACTTGTACGCCGCGTCCCCGATCAGCAGCTCCCCCGTCAACCCCGAGGGGGGCGTGCCGCCCACCGTGGTGAACGCCGCCGGCTTCGCCGCGGCCGGCGTCGTGACCGTCTTCGCGGGCCCGCTGGCCGTGAACCGCGGCTCGTCGTTCTGCGCGAAGGCGAGACCGAAGCGATCGACCACGCCGCCCTTGACCACCTTCGAATGCGTCGTGTCGGCGGTGAGGTAGTGCGAGAGGCCCAGCGAGATGGCCAGATCCGTGGTGAGGACGTACGTGCACGCCCCCTTCACGGCGGCCCCAGCCGAGGGCGCCCCACTCAAAGCCGGCGCCCACGTGAGCGCCGACGCCGTGACGTCCGTCAGCCAGCGGAGATACTGGATCGCCCCGACGGTGACGAGGATCGCCTGGCCGGCGGCCAGGCCGGTGGCACTGGCCACCGTGCACCCGGTGGTCGTCGGCGCCGGGGAGGCCGACACGGTCGTCGACAGGGTGATGTTCGACTTGGACCCGAACGCCGCCTCCAGAATCTCGGAGGCCTCGCATAGCGTGTTGAGAGTGCCACTGGGTCGCAGCAGCGCCTCGAGGGACCACTCGGCCGTTTCGCGGCGGTCGAACCGGACCGCCGTGCCCGGGCTTTGCTTCTTCTCGGCGCTGGCGACCCGATTGAACGGGTTGCGCATCGCCCGGAAGTTCAGGTGGCGCACCGCGTCCGCGGAGGCGAACGTCGCCGTCCCGAAGGGCGACTCGGTCGCCACGTAGACCTGGCCTTTCCGGCCTAGAACCAGTGTTTCAGCCATGATGCGTCACTCCTTCGCCGAATCAGGCGCGGCCGAGGGCCCGCGCTTGTGTGCCCGCACGGGGGGCGGGGCCGCGTCGCCCGCCGGCTCGACTGGCACGAAACAGTCACGCCGCACCTGGTCGCCAAGCGTCCCGCCGCACGGCAGACGCTCCTCGAAGTCGACCACCTGGCCCGGGCGCATCGTGCGGCCATACTCCCGCGCCAGCACGGCGGTCGACGCGATCGCTCGCATGAGGTGAGCCATGTGGGTACTCCTCCCTAGCCCGCCGGCGCGCCAAACGTGCGGTGCACCAGGATTTCAGTCTCGACCATCGCCCAGACCTGGGCGCCGTCGAGCGCGGTGTCAAACGTGCGGCGCGCGATCCGCGTGTCCGTGGCCAGGCCGCCCCGGGTCGTGTCCACGGCAATGGCCTGCTCCACGTCCGCGCAGCCACGCAGGAACGTCTGCAGCCGGCTTTCGTCCGTCGTCGGCGACGAGGTGCTCACCCAGTGAATGGTCACCGGGTGCACGATCCGCACTTCGTTGGCCGGGAAGTACTCCCATCGCTCCGGCAGCAGCTCGAGCACCACAAATGGCCGCGGGCCATCCGGCGCGATCAGTGCGTCGACGCCCTGGTTGGGATCGAGCTTCACCGCCGCGCCGGCCACGTTGTAGTAGTAGCCCGACGCGACGCTGATGGCCTGCAGCGCGGCCTGCAGGTTCAGCACGATCTGATAATCAATCGGTTCCGGCATCGCCGGCCCCTTCCTTCAGCCGCGACAGCTCATGCGTGAAGTTCGTCTCGAACGCATCGCGGACCCGCGCAAGCCCGGCCGGGCGATACTTGGCGAGCACGTGCCCGAGCGAGGGCCCGTACAGCTCGAGGATCTTGAGCCGGGCGACAGCTTTGCGCCGGAAGACGCCACGGTGGCCGCTGGCCATGGTCGCCAGAAACGCATTCGGGATTCGCCCGCGCTTGGCCCCCAGCTTGTAGCTGACCCCCCGGCCGCGGCCGCGCGACGGCTCCGGACCGGTCGCGCCGAAATCCACGAGCGGGATCCGCTTCAGGCCAGTACCGAACGCCGCCTCGAGCCGACCCACCGACGCTTTGCGAATCGGAAGCGCGTCCTTGACGACACCCACGCGCAGGCCGACGTCCTTGCCCACCTGGCTGGCGACCTCGGCCCGGCCGCTGGTCATGGCCCGGTTCATCGCGCGCACGGCGGCGCGGTTGATCCCAGCGGGCACGCCCGCCAGATCCGCCACCACGGCGTCCATGTTTTCTAGGGCCACACTGAACATCTAGGTCTCCGCCTGCCTCACAATGGCCCGCCAGGTATCCGCCTCGACGCGCTCGAGGCCATCCACGACCCAGGTCTTGTCTGTCCCGCCGATCGTCTCAGGCGCCACAATTGTGGTGCCCCGGGGTAGCGTCGACAGATCCGCCCGCGGCAAGGCCATCACCCGCCGCGGTTCCCGCCGCTGGAAGTCCGTGCCGAAGGGCCGCGTCTCGTCCAGCGGCTGGGTGTACCAGATCCCCGTCGTGCTGACGGGGGTGTCATCAGGTGCGGGTCGGGTGACCGTTGCGGAGACCCCGTGCGCCGCGAGATTGATCTCGAGCGCGAGTGTCCGCAACGGTCCCAGATCCATGTCAGCCGCCGCCTACGGGGTGATGATGCCGGCGATCCGCAGCTTCGCCAGCAGCGCATTCTGCTTGGTCGACAGCTCCTTCACTGCATCGGTGAGGGCCACGATGGCGGTCCGATCCTCGCCCTGTGCCGTCACCAGCTCGATCACCTTCTGCGCCAGATCACTGTCGTTCTGGTTCTGCACCGCCAGATCTGTGATGCAGGTGTTGATCCTGGCCGCGCACTCGCGGATCGCCGCGCCCAGCGTGTCGCCCTCGGTGTTGGTCACCGGGTTCGTGCACGTCGGGATCGTCGGCAGGTCACCGTCGTTCGTGCCGCCGATCGCCCCGGAGTTCTCGGTCAGCGCCGTCGCGGTCAGCCCGTCGGCGACAGTGTCGTCGTGCGTCCCGGATCCCCCGGTGCTGTCCGTCAGCGTGGCGCCGATCGCCGTGGGCGCGGTCACCACCCCAATGGTGCCGTCCGCCGCCGCGCCGCCGCTGTTGTCCGTCAGGTCAGCCTCGGCCGCCTGGGGGCCTTCCGAGGTCGCCGGCGACGTGCCGTTCAGGCGCACCGTGCCCGTGCTCGACGGGTTCGCGGCCACCGCGGTGGCGATGCCGATGAGCATGCCGACCGTGGAGTCGGAGTCGCACCGCTTGTTGGTGTTGTCCCAGTAGATTTTCTGGCCGACGGTCCACGCCTGGGCGCTCGTCTTCGCGAGGGTCCAGACACCGTTGACCTGGCCGCGGATGGCCGCGGCACTCAGCGCGGTGCCCAGGGCCACCGCGAAGATGGAGCCGACCTGAAAGCCCTGGCCGGTGGTGCGGTCGTAGGGCGCGGTGAGGTCGAGGACCTTGCCCTCCTGCACGTAGTTCGTCGCCATGTCTGACTCTCCTTCTGCGGGGATTGAGGCCCCCCGTGGCCGTGGGAACGAACGGGCGCCGGATGCTGTCCGTCAGCGTCGGGCCGGCGCCCTACTGGTAAGCTGTCAGGCTTACGCCCCGGCGTCCGTGACGGCGCCCCTGTAGTCGATGCCCGCGACGCCGTAGTCGAAGCGCACCTTCATCTCGGCGCCATCCGTGCGCCAGCCGTCCTGCGTCTCGAGGACCGGGCTCTCCTGGCCCTCGAGGAACGCGACCTCGAAGACCGGGGCGATGGCCGGATCCGCGAACAGGTACCGGCGCGTGCCGGTCAGCCGCGGCGTGCCGACGACGTCGCGGAACATGCCGTTGACGACGTTCGGCTTCATCTGCGCCTTGCTGGCGACCGTGTCGGGGTCGTACTGCGACTGGTTGATGATGAGCGCCTGGCCACGCAGGCTGAGCGGCACGAGCAGCACAGCCGGGCGCAGGTCGAGGTACTCGTTGCCCCACGGGTCGGTCTGCGACGCCATGATCACCGCGTTGGCGTCGAGGGCCGCGGCTGACAGGGCGGCGCCGGCGCCCAGGTTGCTGTGGGTGGCGTCGAACATCGGCACGGATCCGACCGTCGGCCCGAGGCCGCTGTTTTCGGCCAGGGACGCGTAGGCGTCCACCTCGACCGACAGGGCGGCCGCGCGGCCGAGCATGGTCAGCAGCCGGCTGAACGCGCCCATGTCGTCGTTCACGATCATCTGGCGCGACACGTTGATGATGTTGCCCTTCGTGGTCGCCGTGATGCTGCCCTTCTCGGCGTCGCTGATTGCCTTGTTCTTGAACTCGCCGTTCTCGGCGACGGCGTCGAGGGCGCCGAACGACCCCATTCGGTACCGGTTGTGGGCCCGGAAGTCGCTCACCGTGCCGCGGGCGGCCCACTTCGACCAGGTGTCCTGCGTGGTCACGTAGCCGGCCGACAGCACCTTGTGCATGGTGTTCTCGAGCAGCGTGGTGAAGTCCGAAATCGACTGGGTGATGTCGCGCTTGAGGAACGCGGTGGACACGATCTGCATCTTGTCCATCCCCCGCGTCCGCACGCCCATCCGCTCCAGGCAGTGCCGCGCCAGGTCGAGCAGGGTCATGCCCCTGAACTCGCCCGGGTCGAACTCCCGCGCCTGCCGCTTCTCGGCCTGCGCCACCAGGTCGGCCGTGCCGCCCTTCACGAGCAGCCAGTTCGTGGCGCCGCGCAGGAAGCGATCGCGGGCGTCCTCGCCGCCCTCGACCCGCACGACCTGGTCGGTCGGCTTCTGCTCGTCGGCTTTCGCCATCGCGTCGAGCACTTCGGCGCGCGCCTGATCGAGCGTGATGCCGCGCTTGACCATGTCGTCCGCCAGCTCGGGATTGAGCTTTGCGGTGCGCACGATGCGCTGAATGCCCGTGATGCGATCGCGCTCGGCCTGCGCCGCGGCGGCGCGGATCGCCTCCGCGTCGTCCGGCTTGGGCGCGGCGCGCTGCTGGCTCTGGTCGTACGCCTCGATCGCCTCCATCCGGGCGTCGAAGGCGGCCCGCGCCTCGTCGTCCTTGAAGGTGCCGTCGGCGCTGCGCAGGGCTTCCGCCTCACGCAGGAGCGTCTCGCGCTCGGCGGCCGTCTTGATGGTGATCTTCATGGCTCTCTCCTTTGGTCAACGACGAGCACTGACGAGCCTGAATCGGCGCGTCCGATCGGCATCGATGATGTGCACGGCGGTCTCCGTCCGCACCACGACGCACGGATTGGTCTCCACGTCCTTCGAGCTGCGCTGGCGCACCCCGGCCCCAGCATCAGCGCCCATCGGCACCATGCTGATCTCGTAGGGTTCCCAGTCAATGGCGGTTCGGACGGGGAGTCCCGCCTTGCCGCCCTCGGATTCCTCGAACTTGTGCACGCGGTAGCCGACGCTGACGTTGCGGATGATCTTGTCGCGCACGTCCTGGTAGATCGGCTCGACGTCCGCGCGCTTCGAGAACCGCACCGTGGCCCGGCCCTGCTTGCCGTCGAGCACGGCCGTGCCGTCCTCGACGACGCCGATCTGATCGGCCAAGGCCCACGCGCTGTGGGCGTTGAGCAGCGGCGCGCCCTGGTTGAGGCGGTTCATCCGCACGTGTTTCGGGTCGAGCGACAGCCGCTCGAGGTACTTCCGGCCGGTCGCCCAGTCGTACCGCAGCACGTCGGCGCCGGTCGTGAAGACCAGGTCGACTGTGCGCGTGTCCTCGTGCACCGCGCCGATGTCGGCCCGCAGGTCCAGCGGGGCCATGGTGATGGTGCGTGGCGCGCTCATGGAAGAAGGATCGCCGATTCGCGACGGCATTCCGGTTTCTTGGCTAGGAGAACTCATGGTCGCACTCCTGAACGGGACAGCCGGCATGGGTCGTGACGATGTCGCGCAGCGCGGCATGCACGGTCATGTGACGACGAGACGCGTACGCGCAGGCGGCGTCGAACACCGGCGCCGGCAGCCGGACACTGGTGGGCACCGTGGGCGTGGATCGCGGGCGGCCACCCCGGCGCCGTTGGCGCAACTGGTCGGTGAACACCGCGCGGTTCTCGGGGGAGATGATCATGTGTCCCCCGCCGGCGCGGTGCGTTCCGCTATGGCGCCCGTGCCCTGGAGCTGGCCGGCCTGCGTCATTTTCCGCGGGTCGCAATCCAGGATCAGTCCGCGGCGGTCGAACTCTTCGAAGTCGGCCTGCAGCTCATCCAGGAAGTCCGTGACGTTGTAGCCGCGGGCCCGGATCTCTTCGCTGGGCGTGGTGATCGCGTTGCGGATGTTCCGCTGAATGGCCAGCCCTTCCTTGTCGGGCTCGATCATCGGCATCGGCGGCGCGGTCCACTCCGTGGTGGCGATCACGGGTTGGCCCGCGATCTCCATGGCCTCCATCGCCCAGCGCCACAGCGGGTTCAGGAACTGGGGCACCAGCACGATCCACCGGGTGTGGTAGACGCGCTCCCAGCGGCGCAGGCGAGCCATGCGCGCTGAACTGAAATTCGTCTGGGAGAAGTCGCCCGTCAGGTCTTCGTAGCCCACGCCCAGGCCGGTCGCGATCGCGCGGAGCAAGTTTTTCGTGTACGGGTCGTAGTCGGTCGCCGAGGGCGGCTGCACAACGTGGATGTCTCGGCCCGGTGGGACATTCATGATCATCCCGGGCTCGAGCGAATCGACCGCCGGGGATTCGGTATCGTCCGCGGTGCCCAGCGGCTGCGCGCTGCCATCGACGTCGCTGGTGATCACGGCCAGGCAGGCCGCGATCTTCTGCTTCATCAGCGTGGCGTCCTCGTACTCGTCGAAGTCCTTGAAGCGCAGCAGCACCGGCGCGAACCAGGACGGCCCGCGCACCTGGCCCGGCCGCTTCGTGTCGAACACGTGCAGCACGTCTTTCGCGTCAATCCGTGTGGACGCGCCCGAGAACGTCATGCTCGTCACAGAGACCGTCGAGCCCGGGTGTGAGCTGTACAGCCAGTACGCCGCCCGCCGGCCGATCGCGTCGAACTCGACGCCCTGCACGATCTTTCCGCCATTGGGGAGTGACGCCGTATCGCGCGCGGTGTCGAGGAAATCCGGCTCGAGCACCTGCAGTTGGATGGGAATGGTCAGATGGTCTTCGGGCCGCCGCCACCGACGACGGATGAGCACCTCGCCGGACTCGGCCATGGTGCGGGTGACCAGCTTCTGCAGGCCCGCCAAGTCCAGGCGCCCCTCGGCGTCGATCTCGGTGGACTCCGTCCACCGCTTCCACGCCTCATGCTTTGCTGACGCCCGGATGCCCCAGCCGATGGTGTGGTCGACGATCGCGTTCAGGCCCGCTTCTGCGTAGCCGTTGTTCCGCACCAGGTCGCGGGCCGCGTTGCGCAGGTACGTCAGGCTGGGCCCGATCGCCGCATTCGCGTCCGTCGTCGTGCGATACCAGTTCTGCGTGCGTCGGCCGGTGGCAGCAGCTTCGTAATGTCTCGCCAGCATGGCGTAGGCCGTTCGGGCCCGGAGTCGACGGAGCTGCACGTGTGGGGCGAGGTAGCCGAGGGCCCGGTCCAGCCAGGTGGCCTGCACGGGTTAGACCCCCTTACTGACGGCGGCCACCCGATACCCCTGCCGCGTGCTGGCGTTGACGTCCTGCTGCATGACCGCCAGCAGGTTCAGCATCTCGGAGATGGAATTGAAGGTGACGGACTGGTCCGAGAACGAGATGGTGCGAGCTCCGCGGCCGTCCGCGATCGCGCGCTTGAGCGCATCGATGTCTGCCGAGGTGAAGGCCACGGGTCCTCCGCTGGCCCTCAGGATGGCAGGTTCAGGTCTGACTTTCGGTTTTCTGACTAGGTATACGTTCGAACGCGCCCGCGCCCTGGCGGATCATCTCGAGCAGGAGACGGTGCACCGAACACCCGCGGCGCAGCGCGCGACGACAGATGGCATCGTAGACGGGCGTGGGAATGTGGATGCTCGTCGACACCGTGGGAAACGGCTTACGGGGCCGGCCACCCCGGCGGCGTTCCGTGGTCACCGGCGTCTCCCACGCAGCCAGCTCCCAGCCCGTGGCGGAATCCACTTCTTCGCGGGCGCGGCGGGTGCGTCTGTGACAGGAGGGGTCACGCCCGGCGGACGCGCGGGCTTTTGCAGGCGCGACGCCAGCGCCTCAAGGTCGGGATGCACCAGGCGCAGCGCGGCCAGGGCGTAGACCGCACAGTCCAGGGCTTCGTTCCGTGGCCGGATCTTCTTCCACGTCTGAACGGGGATGCCCTTCACCCACCGACTCACCAGGCGCTCGCTCGTGAGTTGCGCGGCGAGTTCGTCGTCGCACCAGTCCGTCGCCGGCAGATGCACGAACCCGCGGCCCCGCTCGATCATGGCCAGGCGCGACACCCAGAGCGCTTTCGCCGCGTCGACGCCGATGGTGTAGAGCGGCACCTTGCGGCGATGCCGGCCCCACTGCCGCGGGGATGGCGACGAGACGATGGGCCGCTGCCCGTCGCGGCCAATGATGGCGTAGACCCGGCGCGCCGCCTTGCGGCCGGCGTAGTCGTACACCATCGTGGTCCGATGGCCGGCCGAGTCGATGCATGTGGCCTGGATGGTCAAGTGTTCGCCGCTGGCGTGGAGGTACTCCCGGTCGAGCGCGAGATCGAGCGCCGACCACGGATCCGGCTGCGACGTGTCGCCGGCGAGCGTGTCGCGATCGACGATCCAGGATTCCTCGCCCGGGCCCCACCCGATCACCAGGAGCTCGAGGCGATCATCCTGCACGTCGACGCCCATCGTGAGCAGGCACGCCCCCTCCGGCACGGGCGCGGCGAAGATCTCCCGGCGCATCAGCAGCGCGTGTGGCTCGACCCCTTCGCCCCGGTCTGGCTCGATGGGCTCACCCAGGGTCGTGTTCTCCCAGGTGTGCATCGTGCTGGGGTCGCCGTGCTTCTGGTCGTGTCGGGCCTGCAGGAACGCCGTCACGATGGCCGGCAGCGACGACAGCGGGGAATATGCCTCCCACACGTGGGCCGACACGATCGACCGGTCTGCCCGGCTGGGGTTGTCGGCGACCCAGTGTCCGCGACTCAACACGGCGACCCGCTCGACATCGTCCAGGCCGTGGTCGCAGGCTGGGCAATGGATGCGCGCGGTCGAGGGATCGCCGTCCGTCCACCGCACCTGCGACCAGGCATAGGCGAAGAGGGCCCCACAGCTCGGACACGGCACCTGAAACCGTCGCTGGTCGCCGCGCTGAAACCAGGCATGAATGGGCCCGTCCCGGAGTGTGGGTGAGCTGGTGATGAGGATGCGCCGGCGGCGGCCGTAGGCCGTGGTGCGCTTGAGCGCGATCGAGATCGTCGAGCCCTCACCGGGGAGCTCGGCCGGATACCGGTCGATCTCATCGAGGACCAGCAGCCGCACGGACCGCGCGGCGAGGGACGCGGCGGAATTCGCGCCACCGATCGCGATCGACCCGCCGCGGAAGGACTTGGCGAGAATGGTGCTGCTCGAATCCTTCGCGCGTTTCTTGCTGACGACTTCCGCCAGCACCTTCGTGGCCCCGATGATCGGCTCGAGGCGATTCCGCGCGAAGTCTTTCGCCATCGGGTCGACCGTGGGTTCGACCACGAGGATGGTGCACGGGTCGTGGGCGATGTGGTACGCCACCACGTTCACCGCGATCGACGTCTTGCCGAACTGCGAGCTGCCCATGATGACGACGATCTGCACGCCGGGCTCATGGAAGGCGTCGAGCAGGCCGCGCTGATACGGGGCGAAGTCCGTCTGCCAATGCGTGCCGGCGAGTGGCCCCGTGGTCACCACGATCTCCTGGTCCGCGAACTGCGACACCGTGAGCCGGGAGGGTGGGGCGAAGCGCGACACCACGCGCGCCAACAGCGCGGGCGCCACGGTCGGGTCACACGCCACGGGCACAGCCGCCACATTCATGAGGCCTTCTTCGAACGCCGCGCCGCCGGTTTCCGCTTCGCGGCCCTGGTCCGTTTCGGCTTGGCTGGCAGCGCCGCGCCGCCGGTCGCCAGTTCCCGTAACGCGTGATGCACCGCCTCGAGGAGGACCTGCTCGACGCCGGCGGCACCCTCGAGCGCGGCCACGCGATGCAAGCGATCGGCGAGCGACGTCGGGAGCGCCAGGAGCTGCGCGCGCACGGCGGCCACTTGCATGGACCATACGCGATCGACTTCCTCGATGGCGATGAGCTTGCCGGCCCGGATGGCCACCCGCTGCTCAGCCTCGATCGCCTGCGCGAGTTCCTTCCGGGCCCGGGAGACCAGCAGGTCCGGGGTCTGCTGCGCCGCCTCCTCCCTGGCCTGGAGCCAGGCGCGCGCGGCGGCTTCGTCATACAACGAGGGCCGCCCCCCGCGGCCGCGCTTCGCCACCGGGAGGCCCTCTTCCAGCCACTTGGCCACGGTGCGCGGATCGCAGGACAGGCGTGAGGCGAGCTCCCGGCGCGTCACTAGCACGCTGGCTGCCGCAGTGGTTCGCTTCGAGTTACCCTGTGACCTCACGATGCCCAATGCCCCCTAGGGCCGTCAAGAATCTGACGAAATATTGCGCGCCCGTTTGCCT